AAGCATCATATCCAGTCACGCTTTCTGTCTTCATTTAGCCATGATGGCCGGTCAATACGCTTCTTCTCTGTTTCAGGACAAGCAACCGGATACTCACGCCACATTAATCCATACCTGAATGAGTCGATAGCGTGGTCGTTTTTTGTGCCACGGTCAAGTTCTTCTGGGTCACGCGGGTCTGCCATTGCCTTACTAAGTTCTTTAATTAGGTTTGGGCAGTTTCTAGTAATGCGTAATTTTGGAACACCTACACCATCTACCATATGTGTTTTGGTAAGCCATTCCTGCACACGTCGCCATCCTGCCTTACGGTCTTTGACTGCACGTACAGCAGGTAACCCACGTTCCCACCAAATCTCTACAGGGTATTCACCAATGCGTTGTTGAATGTTTTCCGGTGGAAAGGTATTAGCCCAGTCAAACGCAATAGCCTCAAGGCGTGTATTCCACTTAGCATCAGGGAATCGCCTATCAATAGGCTCTGCCATTCCACGTGAACGCAGTAGGTCTAAGACAAGTTGCGCTTGCGATGATGAGACATGACCCTTTTCATATATTTCACCTACGACGTAGATGTTCTCTTTATCGTCTGAGGCATAAAGCAAGAAAGCACAAGGCGCACCTGTACCAAAGTCATGACTAGCCCAGACGCGCCACCATGGCTGTACGTGGACATTATCAATGACGTGCCACGGTTCACCCTCTGGCCCGTATTCCCTGAAGTCAGGGAAGAATAGACCACCTACACCAACCTCATGTTGGCATTCACGCAGGAACGATATTAGACCAAAGTCATCTATCTCACGCTGGCATATCTCAACAGACTTATGACTCCACGTAGGAGTGCCACCAGTAATACGATAACCAATACGTCCATCTTCTTTTTCATCCGTTGTGTATGTTAGATTTTGTATAGCCGGAACGATGGGTGACTGTTGCCTATTCTGCAACATATCAACCTCGCCACTTAACACCTTTGACATCACACTGTTTGCGTGAATACGGTTCTGTACAAAAACAATAGCGCAGTCAACACTTTTAGCAGGAAGGATAGTCTGGGTGATAGTTGCTATCTTTTTATCGACGCGACCAACGCTGTCGTCAAGTTCATCAATGTCGTCAAAAATAATAAAGTCAGGACGTAGGTAATCCAGTTTGACACCACGTGCGCCAGTGTCGAGGCCAAATGCCAAGACGTTGAACCCGTTAGCCGTGCGTAACTTGCTTGCATTCCAGCCTTTACTGAATCCATATTTATTAACGGCTCTTTCTATGCCACAACGCTCCATGGTTGTCGCAATATCTTGTACGTGACGGTTAGCCGCTTCTTGTGTTGCACAGACGTATAAAAGGAATCGTCTTGTAGCACGAACAGCAATCCGGCTTGCAATAAGTTCCATTGTAGTAGACTTACCACCGCCGCGAAACCAACATTCAATAAGTGCTGGTGGAGGGTCTTTTTGCTTTATTCCATCCGCCCATTCCCATGCACGTATATGATGTTCACCTAGCGGCGATGACGCGGCGTGTGGTGCATATGCCTTAAGCCAATGCCTGTAATCTAGTTCTGCACCATCACTAGGATAAGCACTACCACTATCAAAGTCACCAACCTGTATAGTTTGCTCGAGGTCGTCTAATGCGGCCTCAAGCAAAGCAAGTGATAGGTCTTTATCTGGCCTAACGTACTTCTTAAATGCCTTTGGAACAAGGCGCGTATTTACGTTAGTCTTCTTCATCAACAACCTCTACATCAATAATGTTTTGGTCAGCATCAGTCTTGTATGTTTTAAGTAACTTAGCAACACCCGATTTGATAGCGTGCAAGTCATCAGCATCGCGGACAGACGCTTTGATGATAGATAAGAACTGATTGATAAGGCTATAGGCTTGGTCTACCTCAAGGGTATAGGCCTTAGCATGAACCATACGTTGCTCAGATTCAACAACACCAACACGCCTAGCAATCAATTCAAGAACTTCATCTGTTGCTTTGACAGAGTTAGCACCTTCAGTCAGCATTGACCCTAGTACTTTAAATGACTCTTGAAAGGCCGGTAAATCACCTGACTTGTAATCACGTGCGGCAGATAGATATGTTTCCCGTAGTTCACGTAGTAATCCACCACTGATACCTTCTGTAGCCGCCTCTGCGCGCTGGTCGATGATAGCAGTAATATATGCCGCATCGTCTTTTAGGCTAAACAGTTCAGGGTCGTCACGTAACTCGTTGATACGTGTTAATAGTTGTTGCCCAATATTACTAAATCGTTTTTTGTTTGCACTGCACAATCCATGTACAAAGTTGCCGTGTTCATGCACTAAAGATGCACGGCCTCCATGATTGATACAGAAGTTGCGGCCAGTCACGGCAGGTTGGTTGCACTCGCCATGACTGACTTTTGCGTTACATAGTTTTACGACAACACCGTTACTGTTAGTTCTATGACGGATGCCATCTTCGCCTATGCTGATACTCATTCATCATCCTGCGTTTGCAAGTTAGTGGTATCCCACATTGATTGGCGCATTGCCGGATTCATCAAGTTGCCTACACGAAAGGTACTATTCATACCTTTAAGCATATTGTTTGCAGTCTTGATTTCACCTATACGCCGAAAAGGAAATACCTGCGGCTGTGTTGCCGCAGGTTCAGGAACTACTGTTTTAGCCATAAGGCTCTCCTATGCTTTACCCTTAAAGATGGTTTGTTCATTCATCCATTGAGCAAATGCTTGACGAACACGCTGTTGCTCATTGCCCTCTAACTTCTTAAAGTTGTCAGAGCCACGGAGCAATCTATCGTATTCTGCACGTGATTTCAGCCCGCCCTTTTCCGGCTTCATGCTTTGTTGTACAAGCGATACGCCTGTACCAAGGGCATCCCATCCTGCACTAGTCTTATTCTTGCGGAAGTAACTAAGTGCTTCACCACTAGGTTTGGCTTGCGCTACAGGTGCGGACTTACTAGATTCACTAGGCTTGCCTTGTTGTGAACTAGCCTGTGACCTTGTTGATGCTGGCTTGCCAGATGCTTGCGTAGATACTTTAGGTGCTGGCTTACCAGATGACTGCACTGGACGCACTCTGTCAGATGCACCTTCACCACGTAGTGCCGCATCAAACCCCATAACATCAGGATTTGTTTGACGGGTGGGAGCCGTTACCATATCTGAGTCCATCTTATTGCTGATAGTTTTTACACCGCTTTTAGATGGTTTACCTTGAGGCATTCTGTCAGCAACACCCTGTCCACGAATCGATGCATCAAACCCAGTTACATCTGGATTCTGCCTACCTTGTGGATTAAACTGGACATCACGCATCGTAGCGTCAAATCCCGGTTCTGGTTGAGGCAACTGCATACCACGCATAGTTGCATCAAAACCCGGTTCTGTAGGTAATCTTACTCCACGCATTGTTGCATCAAAACCAGATGGTGCGGCCATACTTGATGGACTATTACTTCCACCTAGTGCCGCCTGCCCAAATCGATTTGACATATTAGGCGCAGATTGCCCACCAAGTGCTGTCTGGCCAAAGGCATCTGTAGGGATGGCTCCACTCCCAGCAAGTTGAGCAAGCACCGCACGCAGGATTGATAATTTGTCTGTTTGTGGAGGCATCGTATTCGCTACTTCTTCTTTGTAAAGGGCATCTTCTTACCCTTGCTTTTTGCCTTCATCATCTGTTGTGACATCATGTTGTCAGGCATCTTCTTTTCTACGCCCATCATCTCGGACATAGACATCTTCTTCTTTTGCATAGCCATATTCCCTTTCGGGTAAGGCATTCCCATTGGCATAATTACTTCTTCCTGTTCTTGGCGGCTTGTTCTGCCTCTGACATACCAATCGCTATCGCCTGTTTACGATTAGTAACTTTGTTACCAGAGGAAGACTTGAGAGTTCCGGCCTTAAACTCGTGCATGACCGTACCCATTTTCTTTTGCTTGATACCCATCAACTTACTTAGCACGACGATAAATCTTATCTGCCGCACGGCGGTTCCTTGACGTACCTTCAATGACAAGGTCGTCTACATCACTGTACTCAGACTCATATTCGTTCTTATCGTCTTCAGCGTGTTCTTTGGCTTCTGCTTTTTTGACTTGCGCTAGAGTAGGCTTATTCTTCAACTTATGCTCAATCATCTCATTCCGCAACAACTGTCCAACTGTTGGTGTGCGCTTAAGGTTATGCTCACTCTTTTCCATTGCAAGCACGTCACGTGTTTCCAGTGAGTTGATGTGCTTGTTCATGCGACCCATCATTTGCGGTCAGCCCTTTTCTTGAGGTCTTGTTCCATCAACTTAGACATCTTGCCTTGGCTTGGATACGACGGTTTTTTAGTGGCGGTTTTAGCCATCCAGTCAGTATTGCGTTTTTCAACAGTGTCACTTGTGTTTCGGATTTTATTTAAAACAGGTTCCAAGCCGCCGGGTTCATTACGGTCATATCCTTCTTTAATGGCTTGCTTATCGGCTTTGGTATAGGCATCTTGTCCTCCAAGTGGACTAAAATGTTCATTCATTACCGCTTTACCCATATTGTCGGTGGCATCCATTGCCTCGCGGTACGAATTGTATTTCGTAACAGAGCCATTGGGATTGCGGACTTTAATTGGATTTTTCTTAAGTCCCTGTGGATATTTGTCTGCCATTAGTTACAGTTCCATGCACGCAAAGATTTATTGATGCGGCTATTAGGGTCGTTGGCCGTCTTGGCTGAGGTATTAGCACGCTTCATACCTTCCATTCTGGCGCAGAATGATTTACGACGTGCCGCATCTTTATCAGTCTTAGGATTTGGCGCAGGTGGCTTTAGGTTAGAGCCAGTCGTGCGATTAAAATGCGCTCGTCCAGCGGCATTGAGACCACCAGCAGGGTTCTGGTATTTCTTTACTACGCCCATGTACGCAGTATCCCGACAATATGCAATGACAGCAAGTGGTAATATCTACATCGACATCATCAGCAATACATACATAAAGGAATCACATGATTGACTTACAGACATTACCGTTAACGCATCGCCGCATACTTCATTACCTAGCAAAGGGAATGACGGCTAAAGAGATGTCTGACAAGATGGCCATCCCAGTGCGTACAATCAACTTTCACTTGCAGGTGCTATACAGCACCTTTGCTCTCCCCCCGGGTAAAAACCGTTTCATCAAACTGTTAATTGCCGCTGGCTATATAGAAGATAAAAACCCCATCGATTGATGGGGTTTCTGGTTTATGCAAACGGGTCGTCTATTTCCCAGTCAGCGGGGTTACCGCTTTTATTGGGTGAACCGTCACCGCCGCTACGTTCACCGGACTTATCAAGCCCATTGACTTGGTCAGCAACTACATCCCAGATGACGCGTTTAACGCCATCCTTTTCGTATTCACGTGACTCGATACGGCCTGAAACGCTTACTCGCTGGCCCTTGGTTAGGTACTGACCACAATAGTCAGCGGACTTTCCCCATACCTTGATGTTGAAGAAGTCAGATGGGGCATCTTTACCAATACGATTAACCGCAATACCAAACTCAGCCACCTGTGTGTTTGCCGCACCAACTGCTTTGACTTGCGGGTCTTTCGTCAAACGTCCAACTAAACAGATTCTATTCACTTGACACTCAATCTAGCAGACAGGTCTGCGATAACAAACTCGGCAAACTCAATAACAAACTTAGCAGGTAACTTTACCGAGTTGCTTTGATAAGCAGTTGTAAGGGATATGTATGCATCCATTGGACTCAAGTCCTTGACACTGCTTTGTGTTTCCGCATTGTGGATATCGTAGCGAATTCCACTTGGTGTAGAGCGCATAGAGACCTCAAGGTCGCTATGTGTGTTAGCGCGTAGTAAAACCATTACTGTCCTCCTATGTCATGATTGACAACAAAGTGTACATTATAACTTTAGAATGTGCAAGAACTTCTTCTTGCGTTATGAGAACTAACATAATGGATTCAAGGATGTAATCAATATCTACTTTTACCCTGATAATCAATTATTCCAATTTGCCTCATTAATTGCTTCACCATCAATCGTATACATCGTCACTTTATCTGCGTTGACAAAATACGGAATAGAAGGTTTTGCTGAAGATGTTACTGCCTTCACATACATAAACGGTTGCCCTAGGTAGGTTATTTGTACTAAGCATACAAGTTTGTCACCTTCACGTGAGTGATATACGGCCAACGTTCCAGCCTCGTAAAACTTTGGTGCATTAATTACCTTGCTGGTAATCCATCCCATTACAAACGCAATACATCCAGTCATTACAATAATCAGTGTCATATCAAGCCTCCTACGGGGCAATCATATCAGTTAGTGTCAATATTGACACTACTATTGTTCCTGTGACTATAGTCCATTTGATTATAGTTAATTGGGGTCTCATATTTGATAGGGTGGGGGTACTAAATATGAGACCCCCGTGGCTACCAAATACGAGACCCCGGGGTAGGAGATTTGAATGAGTAGGTCAATGCGTCCTATTGCCAATCTGGCAGTAAAACTATCCATTGATAATGAAGGTGTACAGGAGGTAGGCGAGAATCGTGGTGGGCCTGTAGAGGCCTATCAGGCTAGTTGTATTCCACCATTACCGGCGGGTTCTCCATGGTGTGCGGCTGTTATTCGGTTCCGGCTTAAACAAGCCGCTACACAACTAGGGCTAACTTACGATGCCACATTTCCACGTACAGGATGGACTCCTGATTACTCACGATGGGCTAAA